AAAAGCTAAATCACCAAAGCCAGTACCTTTAGGTAAATCTAAACCAGTAACAGCAGTAGTTGGTGTACTACCTACTAACTTATTACCAAACATACCATCAGTACCTAAATTAACACCGCTAAAGCTACCTGGTGTTGGGATACCTAAAACTTTATTACCCAACATATTAGTTGTGTCTAAATTCATCATTGGTTTACTAATAGAATCTAGTGCCGTAGATATTCTTAAAGATTCTGGTAAAAAAGCAGATAAGTTTTGATAGTCACTACCGTATAAATTAGAGGGTATTTTAGGACTTCCTACTGTTTGTAAATAATCAGACATACTCATAATCATCACCTCGTTTATTTAGGTTTAATAATTGCTGTAGTGTAGGTGGTTGAGTAATAATATCTACATACTGCTCAGCATAGGTGTTTAGTATGTCTATGTTATTTACTGGACTCTTAGCAAGTAAATCTTCAGGGTCAGCACCTAATGTAATAAATACATCACTACGATTTGAGTTTAATAATAAAAGTAAATCAGGAGGGAGTACATTATTATTTAATAAATCTTTTACTCGTTCTAATTCTTCTTGTTTAGTAATAGTCTCTTGAGAAAATAACTCTGCTTCTTGGCTTAACTTCTTTAATTCTAGTTGACTAATTTTAGCAGACAACTCAAAAGCATAACTGGTAGCTTGCAATAACTGAACAGCATTTAAACCAATAACATTACTACCTGTATATGCTGAATAGCCTGTAGCAATAGCTGCAATAATAGCTAAAGCAATAGCAAGTTGTACACTAACACCTAGTTTAACTAATAGTTTAATAACTAATTTAATAGCAAGAGAGATAGCAATAGCTTGTACTATAGCAAGTAGATAAGATGATGCTGGTGTGCCAATACCTCCTGAAAATACAGCAATAGCTACAGCAACAACAGTTAATACTATTTTAAATGCACCACGTTGAAACCATTTAATTTTAATTATCTTAGCAATATTAACAAACACATAAAAAGATTTATTAAATAGTATTTCTTTTTCTTTTTGTGTAAGAGTATTAATTAAACTTTTATCTATAGGTATTACTAAATTCTCGTCTGTACCAACAGCAGTTGTAGATGTACCAGAAAAACTATGTACACTCCTTGCACTATACACCCTAATCTCAACATAGCTTGTACTATTGGTTTGAAATCTATAAATATGATGATTAGGTATATACACCCTACTATTCTCTGTGTACTCCTCAACACCAGTACCTTGAGTGTAGTTATTGGTTGAATCTATGTAGGCATTAACATAGGTTGTGTTAAAGCTACCTACCGCACCTATAGAACCTGTAACAGTGTGCTTACTTACTACATCAAAACCAATGAAATGAGTATATACATTGTCTTTAATAGCATAGGTAGTACCTACCTTACCATTGATAGCTGTGTATATAGCTTTTGGGCTTAATGTGGTTAGCTCATCATATACCCTATTCCAATACTTGTATAAGTACTCAATGATAGCTACATCACTTGTGTTCATTGGTGCTGCTAAACCAATAAACATCTGAGACACTTCAGAAGGGTCTTGACCAGAGTCTGTTAAAGATTTGTGTAAGCTATCACTGACCTCTTGCCAGCCCATACCAAGTAGCTTACCTAATCTTTTACTTGATTTATATTCACTAGATGTAGTGCTTAGAGTTTCTGTTAGTTTTTGATTATTTAACCTTATATAAAGTCTTGGGTAAAACTCGCCAAAAGCAGTACCCACATTAAACAAATCTTCTAAAGCAGCATTAGTATTAGAACCATAAGCGTAAGTTAAATAGCCTATGTGTGTGACACCTAGTTCATCATAAGTATAGCAAGCTTGAATAAAATCATAATCAGGTGCATAAGAGTCATCACCCGTAACTACTGTAGGCGTGTCCTCTGGTTCAGCAGGTATAACAGGTTTAGCACTACTAATATAATCCAAAAAATTAAATGTAAAGCTTACAGTATGTTCTACCTCAGTTACAGTAGCATCACTACCCACAGTTGCAGGTGAAGGGTTTGTATAGGGTACAACAGTACCTGAATCAACTACGTAGTTAAAAGCTGCATCTCTTACAACTGTATTAACATTATCTCCATTAACCAAAGCAGGTGCAAATGTGTGAGTAAAATAGCCATTACTACCTGCACCTAGTGATACCCTAAGCGCACCATTAATAAAGACGTCTACAGTACTATCTTTCTCAGCGTAGCCTTCAATAGATGTGGTTGTAAGGTTGTTAATAATAGCAGCAGGTGGTGCAGTTGTGTCAGGCACTATCTCTATATATTTATAAGAGGCTTCTACATAAGCGTCATCAACACCAGTATTAACATCAATACCAACAAATGTTCTACCTAAGTCTTGGCTTCTAGTTAAACAAGCCCCACTCTCTGTAGAAAAACCTTGCTGAGATAATGCTTGTCCTGTTTCGTAAGCATTAACAGTATAATAACCAAAAAATAATTTAGCAGTGTTCAAGTAACAAGGAAAACCAACAGAAGAACTAAAAGTAGTCAACTCATTAGTTGTAGGGTTATAACCATAATTGTTAATAAGCTTATGCCATAAAAAATGATAATAGTTGCCATCACCTATATTAGCATAAACCATCGTCACAGTACGCGATAAGGATGTTTCTATGTAGTCTTTAACAACTGCATTAATGTCTGTGCTTTGAATGTCTATAGAATCTGCTGTAGGTAAGCCGTAAGCATACTGCCCTGTATTAGCATAATTATATGCTTTACGGTATCTAGCAGGTAAAGCATCTTTTGCACTTTCTCTAAGGTACTCTGCAAGAGACTTATCTTTTAAAGATATTCGGGTACTTTCAGAAGTGGCTGCTTGATACTTTAATAACCCTATTTTACTAGAGGTAGTTATATCATCATCAGCTATAAGACGTTGTATTGCTGTATAAGCCACCAACTTCTTCTTAGTAGTACCTAAACCCATTAAACAGCTCCAACACCTTGTAGCATTTTTAGTTTAGCTGCATTTGTGTGGGTTAACAGTAAAGCTATATCACCAGCAATAGGTAATGTTTGGTCTGTTGTAAAGATTGTTTGCCAAGAATCTAGCATAATCTTAGCTGTTTTCTGTTCTGCATCACGAATGATTTGATTCTTCTGTTGTTCCATCAACGCATTCTGTACACCCATAACAGATGTAGCAGCAGGAGCATTGGTAGCTTGTGCTTGTTCAGTTACAACTTTCTGTGCGTATAAAGCTGTCTGTGCATCTGCACTATCTTTCTGTGCTGTGGTTAGTGCTACTTGACTTGGTAACACATAGGATGTTGTATAGGTAATCTGAGATGTCTGTGCTGTACTTTGGGCAGTTTGTGCCTCTATTTGTAATACTTCTTTAGGTAGCTTAGTTGCTACAACTGCATTAATTTGACCAGTCTGTGCTTCAATATTTAAACCAGTCTTAGCTAAGTTAGCTGCCTCTTTAGGTTTAATGTCTGTTAAATCATAAGCCAATAGAGAAGTTTGAGCTGTAATCTGTGCAACTTGCTTAGGCAATAGGTTAGCAGTGGTATAAACCACACTAGCAGTTTGTGCATCATTCTGTGCTACTTGGCTTGGCAATACATAAGTAGTACGGTAGATAACTTCATTTGTACCTGCTTCAATACTTAATGCTTGTTTATCCTGTACAACTTTTTGACTGTCTAATAAGTTACCTTGCTTGACTAGGTTATTATTTTCAGTAACTAAATTAGTAGTTTGTTGGGCAATCTGTAATCCTTTATTTATTTCAGTTGTAATTGCTTCAGTTGTTACAGATGTCTCCGCATCAAGTTTTAATCTCTGTTTCTCAGAGGTTAATAACTCATCTTCTAAGTTAACTTTTTGTTGCACAACTAACGCAGTCTTAGCAGCAGTATCTAATCCAACTAACTCAAGATTACTTAATTCCACTGGTTTAATGTTAGCTAAATCGTAGTTTAACTGGCTAGTCTTAGCTGCAATGTTAAGGCGTTCTTCATCTTGTACTTGTACTTGTTTATTGGTTAAATCTTTTTGTGCAATTAGATTTAACAACTCCACTGGTTTGATGCTAGTTAAGTCATAATCTAATAAAGCCTTCTGAGCATTTGTTTGAGCTACCTGAGAAGGCAATACAACATCAGTACGGTAGATTACTTCTGCTGTTTGTGCATCAATACCTAAACCAGTTTTAGTTAAGTTAGCTACTTCTATTGGTTTAACATAAGTTAATTCATAATCTGCTATTTGTGTTTGAATAGCTACTTGACGTTGATTACGTCTAATTAATTCAACTTGTTCTGTAATGTTGTTTCTAGCTCATAAGAAGATTTTTCTACTTCTACTTTTAACTGAGCTTCTTGTACCTTAAGATTTTCTGTCTGTTGTAATGTTTGATTGGTATTAGCTTGAATACCCAACTGTTCACTAATTAGATTCTCAAGTTGTTGCGAGATAAGATTAGTTTGTTTATATGTCTGTGCAATATCAGCATTAACTTTATCTTTCTGTAAAGGCATTATTTCATCAGTGTTATATTTTACTTGTACAGTTTCAGCAAGCAATTTATCTTGTTGTAGTTTAACTAAAGTTACCTCCTCTCTCATGCGCTCTAGCTCTAAAGCTAACTTAGATTTACTTAAACAAAATTGTACTGCTTGCTGTAAAAAAGAAGTAATAGCTTGTGAGTACACCGTAGCATACGCTGTACCTGTAATACGACCAGACGTAAACTCTCTATCTAAATGTAAGCGTAAAGTTTGGAGTAGTACATCAAAAACTCCATTACCAGTTAAAGAACCTTGAGTTAATTCTGCAATATTTAACGCAGTATCTACTGACGTATTTTCAATAGTAACAGTCATGTACTACCCCTACCTTATTATGCAATACTATTACGAGCTTGTTGTGCTTTAGCTAAATCAGCAAGCTCTTCTTCTGTCAGTGGTGGTAACTCACGAATAGCAAAAGCAACAGCTAATTTAGATTGAGGGTTTTTGTCACGAGTTTCAGGAATAGTGACTCGAAACATTTTGGTTTTAAGCTCATCTAATAAAGCTTTTTCAATATGGGTAACTACACCAAAAGGTACAAAGCGTTTAATCTGGATAACACGATTACATAACTGAAAAAACTCACCATTGTAATCACGCTTCATTACATCCATTGGTGTTACCTCTACGCGAATTAAACGCATAGCTTCATCACGGATTGCTTGAATTTTATTAACAACAGTTTTAGGTTTTTCTGCTGTAGCCAACACAGCTTGGTCAATACGTTCTTGTAAAGTAGCAGCAGAAATATTAGGGCTGTATTTAATACCCAACTCATCTGCTTGGGCTTTTAAAGTTTCTAAACTCATTTTATTTTACTCAAAATAAAATGTACTTACTTAATTACTTAAGTAAGTACAAATATTGGTTTATTACATACGACCTACGGTTTTGATTAATGCAAGACGTTCACCACGTAATAACATAAAACCATACCACCACTGAACAGACATAAAACCTTTCTTACCATAAGGGTTATCTAATGAATATAATTCATTAGGTTTCATATGGATAGTTTTAAACTTATTGGATTTACCATCAGTATTAAAACCAATAGTAGTAAAAGATTCTTTACCAACAACCAATAAAGGAAATACATCAAGTTTATTGCCTGTAGAGTAGAAAGCACCAGAAGATACTGTACTACCTTGACCTGCAAACTTAACCATATCAGGTACTACAATAAAACGTAGTTCACCAATAGCACCACGCTCACCACGAGCAATAGTTGTACCTGCCGCATATTGACGTACTGGAATAAATGCAGGATTACTATGCAAATCTTCCATAGCCTCTAAAGTAGGAATTAACTCAGAACCAATAAAAGCAAATCTACCTGCATCTACTGTTTTGGTATCAATGTTGCGAGTACCAGTAATAATCGTAGTTTCTTTAGGACAACGGTTATTATCTAAGTCAATACATAACTGCATTAAATCACGGTAAGTCAACTCATCAGTTTCATCTAAAGTAGCATTAGATGTCGCATTACCAGTGTATCTAATAACACCTGCATTATTGATTAAATCAATCTGCAAGGCATCTTCAGTAATCTTCATGGTTGCATTTAAAACTTCACGATTCATGTGCATCATTAATTCAGCATCAGAATCAAAGTTTAAAGAATCAGCAGAATAACTAGCATGGAAACCATAATTTTCAAACGTACCAGATAAGTCTTTACGTGTCATACCGACACCATTAATCTTACCTGAGTTTTCACCAATCATAGGAATTTTGCTAGGAATGTAACCAATGTCTTTACTAGAACCATAAAGATTACCTGAGTTACGGATACTATAACCACCAATATTAAGAGCTACAACAGCATCAGCTTTAGTGCTATTAAGATACTTAATTACTTTTTTGGTTAAAGTAACAGTAGCTAAACCACTACCACCACTACCATCTACACCTGCTGTAGCAATAGTTTCAGCACTACCATTGTCATTAATATTGTCATTAATAGCACCAGCAAACGCAGCTTTAGAAGCATTAGCAACAGCGTAAGTTAATGCTGGTAAAGATACAGTATAAGTAGATGGAGAAATACTTACACCATTAGCATCAATACCCTGATCGTTGATGTTTTGGTCATCAAGAATAGGGATATAGTGGTACTGTTTAATTTCTTTACCCATATTCTTAGGCATGGTTTTTACATCAGCTAACTGACCAAAGTACATCTCTTGACGTGCTTCAATAAGAGCTTTACGTTCAAAGTAATGCGTTTCAAACTGAGTACCCACACTAGAAGGAGAACCGTTAGTTGGGTCATTATACATCTGAGTCATAATCTAAACCTCTTAGTACCCTGCTTTAGCTAATTCCTTAAGGAAGTCAGCATCACTTAAAGCAGGCGAGTTAATTTTTAAAGGGGGTGTATCTGTTTTGGTTTGACGAGGAGGAGCAGCTTGTCTACGTGCATCTACTGTACTTGGCTTACTAGGCTGTTGTTGTTGCTGAGTTACTACAGGAGGTACTGTTTGCTTAGCAGCTAATTGCTTTTCAATAGCAACATAAGCTTCAAGGTCAGTCATACCATCTAAGCGTCCTACAGCACGTTCATACTGCATAATGGTATCAATCTTAGCAAAAGCACCATTAGCAATTTGAGCATCAATAATGCGGACTAAGTTAGGATTTTGAGCAATAAAGTTACGACTATGTTCATCCCACTGTTGACCAATTACAGCAATAGTTTGTTTAAATGTTGAAGAGTTCTTTTCTAAGTCATCAAGAACATTAGTTAACTCTTCATTAACTTCATTGTATGTTGGTGCTACTGGTTTGTAGTCATTACCTTGCTCTACATCAAACTGGTATAAATCCACTTCACTATCTTTAAGCAACTTAGCAATAGCTTCAGGTTTCTTAGCTTTTAAATCAATTAGATAAGTCAAGTCATCTTCAGCAATACCATTATCCTGTAGCAACTTATTAATACGTTTTAAAGGTTTTAACTCTGTCATCTTTTTAACATAGTCTGTACCTTTCTGAGCTAACGTAATCAAATCATCTGGATTAGTTACAACAATCTCTCTACCATTGGCCTTAAAAGGCTTAGTAACTCTTTCATAAAATTCTTTGTAATTAATCTCACCAGATGCTTGCCCTACAACAGGTGGTACTGCTGCAACACTTTCAGTAGTTTCTTTAGCTGTAACTTCTTCAGTTGATTTGACTTCTTGAGTATCAGTAACCTTTTCATCAGGCTCTTTGGATTCTTCAAGTTGTTTACTTTCAGCATCAGCTAAAGAGTTTAAAAAATCCTCATCAGACATTGCAGCCATAGCATCTAATTGCTCGGTGTTATCAGTTACTTGGACTTCTTGTTGAGACATACTATTCCTCGTCATTATTTAAAAGGTAATGTGCTTCACGAATATTTCGTTCTGCTGCACTACCTGCTTCAGTTAATTGTTGTAAGTAATTTTTTAAATAACTAATAGCGTCTAATTTTCTGATTACTTCGTTATATTCAGATGTTGAATTATTTAATGAAGCCAGTTGATTAACTAATAAAATAACTTCTTTATTAAATAAGTTATCTAGCACAACAGTTTTAAATGCACTGTTATGTTCTAGTTGATTAACAGCTTTACTAAGTTCAATATCATTTTGATAACTAGCAACTAAATCATTTACGTTCATATTAGCTCTATTAATTTACTTACTTATGTAAGTAAGTAAATTAAATAGTAATTTAATAATTTTGTCTAGTAGGTTCTTTAGGGTTTAATTGGGAATCAGCATAAGCCTTTAATAAATCCCCATTATGTTTAAGCTTTTGAGATTCTCTTAATTCAGAACCTTTAACTCTTTCAGCATCTACTGTGCCTTGATTAATTAAAGTCTGTTTATCTAAATCTCTTAAATGTTTTTCACCTGTTTGGTTTTGCACAAAGTCTTGTGATTTTAAATCAGCATCACCTTGTAAACTTTCTGCCCTTGCTTGTTCAACACCAACCTTAGCACCATGCACCTGAGCTTTAGCAGCATTCTCTTGAGCTTGGCTCTGTAACACAGCAATCTCTGCTTGTAGCTTTTGCATTTCAAGTTGTTGTAACTGTTGTTGCATCGGGTCAGGCTCAGCTTGATAAGTTTCAATCCTATAAGCCAAATCAGGCATTTTAGATAGTCTAGCTATTTCACTTAGAATAGTTTGTGTTAAACCAGTTCCAATAGTGTTGCCTATTGTTTGCAACATAAAACTTAATTTCTGTGCTTTGGCTTCATCTGCTTCTGCGGTAGAGATAGCCAAATCTAGGTCATACTCTCCTGCTAAATCATCTGCTCTAACTGATACAAACTCCCCATTAGTTAGTCTTACTACCTCTTCTTCACTAAGCCAAGCAGCATTCATGGCAAGCATCTTTCTAGCTACAGCAAGTAAACCATGTGCAATACGTCTAAGAATACTCATCTCACGCTTACTTACAGCATCCATAGCACTACGCACCCCTGTAGCAGATTCTCCTAAACTATTGCCTGTAATACCACCACCAGTAGAGAATGCTTTAATACCTGATAAAGATTCAGAGTCACTATTAACTTGTTGGATTAACCACATAGCTGATTGTGGTATCTCAGGAAACTTATGTTGAAATATAGCTTGAGGATTACTTGTAGGGTTATACTCATAATCCAAACCTTTACGGTATCTAACCGTATTAGTAGCATCTAATAATCCTTTAGGAATACCAGTCTGAGAGTTAGCAGACTTACCTAATAAATCAATAACACCACGAGTAACAGCACCTAGTATCTTTTGATTATCTTCAAGTAACTCACCATCAGGAATACCATAAACAGAATCCAATTCAGGAATATAAGGAATAACAATAAAAGGTAACTTCTTATCAGGAAAAGGATTTTCTTCTAACCTAATTAACGTACTACCAATCCAAGAAGCCATAATAGGGGTTAATGTATCATCCCCTGTAATATCCCTATAACCAAAGTACTCATACACAGTTAGCTTCTTACGTGCCACGTCTGAAAAGATAAATGAACCATCATTCTGATAACTATGGTAAGGTGAATCACGTTCTACCATACCTCTTGCTACAGCTTCTAAATTCTTGTATCTACCATCTGCTTTTAAATCCGCAATACAAGATTCAAAACTATAGATAATAAACTTGGCTTTATCCGCATCACCATCGCAAGTAGGGTCAATATAAACATTACGTGTATTACAAACTTCAAGGGTAGGTTTATTTACTAATACTTTAGTTTCTTTAACAACTTGTACACCCGTCTGTTGTGCAAGTAATAGCTCACCTGACTGCAATGAAGCTTGTACACTGGCTTTAAATTGTTCATCTACAGTAGAAGCAAAGGTATCAGGTTGTGTTTGAGCTAACTGCATCAGTTGTTGTAATTGTTCTTGTACTTCTTGAGGCGCATAAGAATATGACCAAGTAGGTACTTCTTTCTCTATCTCTGTATCTTCGTACTGCCAACCTGTACGAATAATAGCTGTACCCTCTTTAGCACAAGTACGAATAAGCTTATCAATAAAAGGAACTTTATTAATCTTACATTGAAATTGATAATTTAAAATTAACTCATTTTGTTTAGCTCTTTCTTTATCTTCATGGCTTACTGGATTAACTTTAAATAACTCAGGTGTAGATAAGAAAGGTTCACTTAAACTAGCACACCTCCATTCGTACTGCTTACGGATTAACTTAGGATTAATACGTGACTGTACTTTATTCTCTTTATTTTCAGGTAATGGTTTAATATTAAAATTGTCATTCCATCTATTTAGTTTTGCAATATGTGCAGAATGATGAGTTTGACATTCTTCAAAATCTGCTTTTAAATCTTGAATACTAGGTTCTTTATTCCATTCAGTTAATTTAACTAATACTGTTTCTTGTTCCATAATATCACCTAAATAAAACCACGTTGATAAAATAAAGAATTGTCTAAGCTTAGGTCTATATCTATACCTTTACTTTCTAGTTGCTGACATTCAGCTTCATACCGTTGGATATAATTAACATCCATACTACTTCTATTAGCATCAAAGGAAATACCCACAGGACTCATAAACCTAGAAGCAATAAAATAAAGTAATGCAGATATATAAGCATCAGGTAAATTAACTTCAATAGCAGTGCTACCTACATAAACAACTTTATCAGGTAAAGCCAAGTATTCAACTGTATAGATAGCTGCTGTAGGTGTGCTAGTAAACTTTAATGTATTTGTTTTTAATAAACATAAACCATCAGAACCATCTAAGTTATACCCTGCACCGTCAGAAGAAACTACAGTTAATACTTCTAATAAGTTACCTGTGTATGGTTTATCTGTATCAAGTATATAAGCACCAACATTATTACCACTTACAGTCTTACTTGTAATTAACTCATAAGTATCAATAGTAGAACTGACATTTAAAAACAAATAATCTTTTCTTAGTTTAAACCGTGTATATAGTTTAATTAAACCAAGATTAATAGCATTAACTATATTAGGTATTTTTGATTCTACTATTTGATTATTCTCTACATAAGCTAAGTTAGCTAGCTCACTAGAAACCAGTAAATCTAATATCTCACCAAGCTTCATAAGTACCTCTTAAACAAAATAACTTTCACAATAATCATGCCCTACGGCAACAGGTGCAGACCATATACTAGAAGAGTCTTTAACAAATTCATTACTACTGCTAGGCAACCATATAGGCATTAAAGCCAACATAGAGATAGTGTCTAAACCATCATCATGTTTAGATTTAAACCCACCTACAGTCACTAAACTAAGTTCCTCAAGCAGTTCATCTAAAGCAAAACCTCCTTTCATTTCAATAGGAAAGAACATCTCACCCATCTTAAAGTAAGGTACAGTTATGTTGAATCTTTGTAGTTTAGATGTAGTAGGTCTTATACCTGCTTTACCCTCATTACTATCGGAAGCCAAAGAGAAATAGATATTACGTCTCATCATCTCTTGTTCAATCCAGTTAATGAAACCTCCCTGCTGTCCTGAAACTTCAATACCTACAGATTGCGGAGAATACTGCTGACATAATCTAAATAAATCATCAATGTTTTTATCCATTGTTTGACGCTTACAAATACCATCAACCCAATACTTAAACCCTTTATTGTTTACTGCCCAAACAGAAATAAAACTAAAATCACTGGATTGTTTCTCACTGGTAGCAAAGTCAGTAGTAATATAAAAATTAAAATTACTTTTATTATTCATTAAAGATTTTTTAGAATACCATTTAATATCGGTATCACTAATTAAACGAGTATCATCTGATAATATTTGTAGCATTAACTCTTGGTAAAAAGAATGTAAACCTCCTTGTAACCTAAGCTTTTCATACTGCTTCATTAAAGAGTCATAACTAAATCTATCTTCCCAACTACCTCTAAACTCTTCACGACTGCAAGGAAACTTCTCACACACAGGATATACGTTTACAAGCCAAGCACCAGACTCTACAGCTATGTACAGTGGGTCTGCTGCATTAAATGGTGTACCATTCCAAATAACTTTTCTACGTTTAGGATGTAATGCAAACTCAATAGCATTATTAATATTGGTTTTAATGTTTTGGATTTCAGTAGGACTTCTTGCGTCCTCGTCTGTGATAATATCATCAAGAAAAGCTAATACAGGTCTTGAGTTATTCTCTCTCGTACCACGAATATTTGTTTTACCACCATAAGCTGATACAACTAATGATGTTCCATCTTTACGAATAAACTCCCATCTAATATCAGTAAACTTAATTTCTTTTAAATACTGCTGTAAAAATGTAGAGTTGTTAAACTTAAACTCTAAACTCTTACGCATCTTCTTGACACCACCATCAATAGTGTCACCAACAAAAACCATATGAGGTACTTTACCGAAATTAGGTAATTCACCATACAGAGCAATACGGTATATCAAATACTCCATCAAAGTAGACTTAGCTAAACCACGATGACATAAGTTAATAACATCCATACCTGACGTATCTACAAAGCTATCTAGTATCTTTAAATGAACAACAGGCGTAACATTCTCAGTCATACCACCATCAATAAGCTTAATAAGATTCAACATCTCTAAAGCAAATTGACTAGGTACATAAGAGCTATCGTCACCGTATCTAACTTCGGCTAAGTAATCTTTAACTTTCTTAGGTAGTGCTGATGTCATCTTCCACCACCTGTACTATTTTTTGATGTGTAATATCTAAGATAGGTGCTACACCTGCTTGAATAAACTGTTGTTGCTTCATAGCCAACTCAGTCAAGGTAGCTTTTAAATCATCCATAGCAGCATCTTTCTTCAAGCCAATATCAAGCTCTACTTTCTTAACCTCTGGTGGTTTAAGGTGTGTTAATAAACTATTAGCTGCATCACATTTAACCTTATCACTATTAGAGTTCATCATTAAATCTAATTGAACATTCAATGCCTTTTGGTACATATCTTGGTTTAATACCCAACTAGGTATCATGGCTTGTTCAAGAATAAGATTAACTAATTTATTTTTATTATATGCAGCTACATGAGAAGAAATATCTTTACTACTTACCCCACTACTTACTAATGCTTGGTATCTATCAGGAAATGTTTTAACAAAAGCATCTATATTAGATGACCCCATAATCTTATGACTGCAATACTTAATAGCAGAAATATAGTCAGTCATCTTAAACTTACCGTCTTTCATAACTTGCGTATAACTCAACAAGTTATCTCGGTAAATCTCAAACATAGTAGGGTCAGATAACGTAGTATTAATTTGGTCTATTAACTCTTGATTAATACTATTTCTAAAGTGATTAGGTACTACTTGTTTAAATTGTTCTAATGTTAGAAGCTCTGTCATGTAATCACCATTTACTTACTTATGTACTTACTTAAGTATATGATTTAAACCAGTAGCGATACAAATACCTAAACCAAGTAAGAAACTAACAATACTATAAAATAATCTATTAGTGTAAGTTAAATCAAACCAAGTAGATACCCATAAGGTTAAACCAATAATCAATAAACCTAAACCAATAAACAAACTAAACATTCTTTACCTCAGTGTTAAACATCTTGGTTTTACTATCCCAAGTCTTATATGACTTTAACCAAAAACCATTAGGAATAAAAGATATGTAGTTATACATTCCTTTCTTTGGTTTTGGTTTATCTAA